CCTTCCCGGAATTCCCAGAAGAACCCGAAAATTCCACTATCTCCCCCGTTGCCACTGATGTTTTCGATGCTATGGCCGCACAATGGCCGTCTGCGATTGTAGCGCGTCACATGGTCCGTGAATTTACCGGCGGTCTTATCGCACCGAAAACAATGGCCAATCTGGATTCCTTGGGGCAAGGGCCGGAAGGAAGGTTTATCGCCAACAGTGCCACGGCCTACCCCGTGAAAGAATTTGTGGCATGGCTTCGCCGCAGGGCAAAGTAGTCGTGGACGCTATCGATGTAAGCAATGACCAGCTTGTGATTGTGAGCTTGTCGGAATTGCAGTATATCGTTGCAAAAGCCGCATTTTACAAGTTGCAGTCGATAGAGCTTTCGCAGCGGGTTCTAGAACTGTTGCGCGAGGAGTTTAACAGGCGAGGCGCGGCATGATAGACAAGAGAGATGTGCTGGCACGCCTGGATTTTCGAGCGTTTTACGCCGCAGAACTTCCAGACCTTGCTGGTGCGGGCGTGGAACTCAATGCGCCGTGCCCATTTCACGAAGATTCGGGACGCCACTTCTATGTAAATGCGGAAACCGGCTTCTATACGTGCCAGCGATGCAACGCGAGCGGCGACGTGTTCACGTTCCTACATGAACGCCATGGCCTGGATTTTCAGACCGCACTTGCACGACTGGCGGAACGGGCTGGCCTGTCAAATGGGAATGGGAACGGGCACAAGAAAAAGGCCAAGGATGATCATGCACGGGCCATCCCGGACAACATTCGCCAGAAGTATCACTACACGGATGAGGACGGGCTTTATCTGTTCTCGACTGTACGATTTGAGGAATCCGGGCGGAAAAAGACGTTCCGGCAGTGGCGATGGGATGAGAAAGCACAGAACTACATTCAGAACATAGACGGCGTGCGCCTGGTTCCCTACAACCTTCCCGACGTGTTGCAGGCCAAAGAGGTTTTTCTTGTCGAGGGAGAAAAGGACGTGGAGTCCTTGCGCGCCCTTGGCTTGGTCGGTTCCTGCAATCCTATGGGTGCGGGGAAGTGGAAGGGCGAATACAACATTCATTTTCAAGGCAAGCACGTCGTAATCCTTCCAGATAACGACCAGCCGGGGCAAGATCACGCCGCGATGGTGTGCGAGGCCCTTTATTCCGTGGCCGCCGGGGTCAAGGTGGTGGAACTGCCCGTGCCGCCCAAGGGAGATGTGTCCGATTTCCTGGCCGCCGGGGGAACCCGGGACGCCCTCCTGGCCCTGGTAGATCAGGTGCCCGCCTGGAAGCCCGTATGGGCCATGGAATTCATTTCCGCCGCCGACTTTATGCAGGTGGAGATCACCTTGACGCCCCTGGTGGAAGGTCTTCTGAATGAGCGCGAGAGTCTGCTTATCTGTGGGCCGTCAGGGCTGGGGAAAAGCGTCCTGACTTTGAACTTCGCTCTTGCCGCCGGGCTTGGTGGTGACGCTGGGTTGTGGGGATTATTCCCCGTTTCCAGGCCCTTGCGTACTCTTTTCATCCAGTCCGAAAACTCCGCAGCCGGTACACAAGCACGCCTAAAAAAGATCATCCAGGCCATGCCCGAGCTACGCCCGGCACTCGACCAGATCATTTTCCCCGACCCCCACCGTGTTACCGGAGAGTTGACTGATAGCACGTTTCAGGCACGATTGATTGACGCCTGCCGCAGATGTGGTGCTGATCTTCTGGTGTTGGACCCACTGATTTCCTTCCACGGCCAGGACGAAAATGACAATGCCTCCATGCGGCGGTCCCTGGATTACCTGTCCGCGATATGTGACGCGGCGAATGTCGGAACCCTCCTGGTGCATCATGTTGGCAAAAACACGTCGGACAACGGCGTTTTTGCAGGGCGCGGGGCATCGGCCATCGGGGATTGGGCGGCAAATATCCTGCTTATGAAGCCGACTGAGATCGACGGCGAGCGAACCAACATCATCGAAATGCAGCACCAAAAGGCCCGGAACTTCGAGACGGTCTCGCCCTTCTACCTTGAGCGGCGACGGGACTTGTCCATGGTGAGGACGGAGAACCCCCAAAAGCGGGCCAAAAACGCCGAAGCCGTCGAGGTAGTCACGTCTGCAATGGAAGACATGGGTGGCCGCGTGAACCGCAAGGGTGCCCTGTGGGACAAGCTTATGAGCACAACTGGACAGTCGAGGTCAACGGTTCGCCGGATGGTGGATACCGCGCTTCGGCAGGGGGCCATCACTGAGTGCCCGGCCGACGAAAAGACCCGGGGCGCAGCCGAGGGCTACATCCTTCGTCAAGTACCAGTCGGGTTTTAGTGCCAAGGTGCCAATTTTAAAATGGCACAAAAGATAGTGAACGATTTCAGATGAATATGATTTGTGCCACGACCATTTGTGCCAAGGGATTTTGGCACATAAAAAAGTTCAATGATTTCATCTTGGTGCCATGTGCCATTTGTGCCCCCTAAAGGGGGAATGGATTTTGGCACAAAACCAAAACCATCCCCCCGCCGGGGTTTGGGTTCGGGAAAAATGACATGAACGAAAACCGAGAGATTCAATCCCAGAAGTCCGAGGCCGAGATCGAGCGCGAGGCCCTGGCATGGCTGGAAGAGAAAGAGCGCAAACTGAAGGCCAAAAACAGTAACTGGAAGCCGAGGTGTCGCCGTGATCGTGCTGGTCGATAGCCGCGAACAGGCCCCCTTCCCTTTCATCCGGTTCAACGTCCAGGCGGAGAGAGCCGGGTTGCCCACCGGTGATTATTCCCTGCCCGGATTCGAGGACAAGGCCGCCATCGAACGCAAATCCCTGGATGACCTCGTGTCCTGCCTCATGGGGAAGAACCGGGACCGTTTCGAGCGTGAACTTACCCGGGGCAAAGCCTACGAGCTTTTCGCCGTGGTTTGCGAAGGTTCGTATCAGGACATCGCAGAGGGGCGGTACAGAAGCGAAATGAAGCCCCAGGCGGTCCTGCAATCCATCGTCGCCTTCCAGGTCCGCTACGGGGTCAACTTCATCATGGCCGGGACCAGACAAGCCGCTGAGTACCTGACCTTCAGCCTTCTGGAAAAATTTCAGCGGGAGATTGAGGAGCGATGGAAAGCCTTGGAGCGGGGAAGGGAAAAAGGTGCGGCCCCGTGCCACGATCCGGGGGCGTCGTAACACTGCCCAGCATCGCCCCGGGGTCACTTCTAGGTGGAAATCCGGGCCTGATTTTCAAATGGGATTCGTAATCCGCAGGTTTCACAATGAAAAGCCAATGATTTCAAAGAGATAATTTCATCCTTCACGGCCAATCGGGTTTCATTGCCACTGTGTTGCCACTTTCAAATGAGCAACCCGGCAAATGTGCTGAAATTCATGGGCAGATCATGGTTGAACCGGAGTTGTGGACATGAGCGGATATGTTAAACTGGCCGACAAAGACTTGAAGAGGCACATTGACCCCGTGAAGAGGGCGAAGATTGCCCGTGCAAAGCTTCGTGAACAGATCACTGGAAGGTTGAACCAAGCACAACGCCTCTTGCTGGATACGATGATCCCTATGGCCCTTGAGCTTGATACCATGGCGCAACAGTACGGACAACCCGATTTTGACATGACAAAGTACATGCAACTTCAAGCTTCCTTCCGTCAGTCCTTTGAACGCCTTCAGGTGGGGAGCAATAAGCGCCGGGGTTACAATGGTGCCCCTCGTGGCGGTTTCGACCTTGCGGGGGCCATCGATGCCTAAGCCCGTGAAGAAGGTCCGTGAAGACCGCAACGCCGCGATCATCGCCAGATGGAACGCCCCCGGTGCCGAGGGGTTTTTCAACTGGATCGACGACGTGAAGCCCCAGGTGTTGCACGCCGACAACCGATACCGGCCTGTGAGCCTTGAGGACTGGCAGAGATCGATCCTGGCCGATGCCCTGGCCGTTGATACCATGGGCCTGTTCAAGCACTCCCTGGCCCTTACACGGATGCCCAGGCGGCATAGCAAGTCAACCCTGTGGGCGCTTGTGGTTCTATGGCTTGCCACCAGCCGGGAGAACTGGACGATCACGCTTTTGGGGAACAGCGAGGAGCACTCGACCAGGACGCAATTCAAACCGATTCGGCGCATTATCCAGCACACCAAGGCCCTGGCCGCGCTGATCCCGTCTGAGGCCATGCTGAAGTTCTCCATCACGGTGCCGCACACCGAAAGCACGATCCAGGGCGGCGCATCTGGCATGTCCACGGCCTTTGGCGACAGGGTGAACGTCCTGTGGGCCTCAGACTTCCATCAGGTGGATCAAAACGTCTTTGACGCCCTGTCCGGTAGCCTCCTGGATTCCGAAGGCACGTTGACCCTGATCGACGCCAACGCGGACCCCGAGGGCGGCCCTGTTCACGCCCTGGAGGCCCTTGCCGAGACGGACCCGAAGATTTTCTGCCGCGCCGTGGAGTACCGGGACTTCAAGGACTATTGCCGCCGCGCCCCGGCCTGGATCGACCGCGCCAAGGCCAAGCAGTTGCAACGCACGCAGTTGGACATGGCCTTTCAGCGCGACATCCTGGGCAAGCGCAGCGCCGCGAAAAACTCCCTGTTCCCGCCCGAGGTCATCACCTTGTGCAGATGTGAGATGCCACACCCCTTCCCGGCGGATCGTATCCCGGAACTGGTGGCGAATCGGCGCTATTGCGTCGGCGCGGGCCTGGACCGGGCCAAGAAGCTTTTCGGCGGAGATGCTTCGGTTTGGACCACAACCCTAAAGACGACCAGCGAGGGCGGGGAACCGGAATACGTCGTGTTGCGCCAGCACGTTTTCGAGTTGAACACGGCCGCCGCGATCAAGAAGGCCATTGCGGCCGACCACAAAGCCTACAAGCTGGATGCCGTGACCCTGGAGGCTTACGAAGTTGCGGACCTTGAGCCGTGGCTTGTGGACCAGAAGATTCCGGTGGAAGTCGTATCCGCCCACGCCAAGAACCAGAATTTGAGCTTTGTTGAGCTTCACAACGTCGCCAAGGAAGGCCGCCTGCGGTTCTCCACCAGCCTGGAGCAGCTTGCAACGGAGATGCAGACCTTCGTTTACGAGGAGGCGAGGGACGGCAAGTACAGCTTCGGCCATTCCAGCCAGAAGTTCCACGACGACACCGTTTACAGCCTGAACTGGAGCGTTTTCGCGACCCGCGCCCGCGTCCTTCAGGTCTATGCCCTGGCCCGGCTGGTGTGTGCGTCGAAATCGAAGCATCGGCCCTTGTGCTTCCTCATGGGCGGCCAGATGGAATTGCCGTGCAAGCATGAGTGCCGGGCATGGCATGAGGTTTCGGAGATGCACAGGGCGTATTGCCGCCTGCGGGACGATCCGCTTTCCCTGCCGGAGTTTTTCACCACCTACGTCAAAGTGACCGGCCCACGGGTCTATCAGGCCGCATAGGAGGCTACCAGATGCTTTTTACCTCGCAAGTCCCTGCCCTTTTGCAGTCGGTTCTGGACGGCGCCCGAGCAAGCGCCACGACGGCCAGGAAGGCGGACGCGGCCAAACGCCTGGACTTCTTCCACGACGGCCAGCTTCCGCACCTTCTGGAGCAGCTTGAACGCAAATTCGCACAGCCGGAGAAGTTGACGCCGGTTTTCGTGAACGTGGTCAAAAAGATCGTCTGTCAGTTGGCCCTGGTCTACCTGGATACGCCCAAGCGCGAGGTGGAGGGTTCGGAGGCCGACAAAGAACTCTTCGCCCTGATCGTGGAGCAGGCGGACCTTGACGCCGTGATGAAGACCGCCAGCCGGTACGTCAAGCTTCTCAAGACCTGCATGATCCGGCCGGTGTGGCGAAACGGGCGTCTGGACCTGGACCTTTTGACGCCGGACCTCCTGGACGTGGAAGTGGGCGACTCCCCGCGCGACGTGCTGAAGGTCATGGTCACGCACTACGCCGAATCCGGGCGGACGGACGAAGTTACCTACAGCCTGTGGACCCCGGAGACCTGGAAGCGTCTGGACTGGCGGGGGCAGGAGATCGAGGGCGGCCCGAATCCGTATGGCGTGCTTCCGTTCCTGCCGCTTTGGGACCGGACCCCCACGGATTCATTTTGGCTTCCCGGCGGGGATGACCTCGTTTCCATCCAGGAGGCCATCAATCTGAAGCTGACGGATCTTTTACATGTGATCGAGGCGCAAGGTTTCGGCCTGGGCTGGATCAAGGGCGGCGAGGGAGGCGGCACTATCGATGCCGGACCCGGCCAGATGGTTGAACTTCCCGAGGGCGGCGAACTTGGTTTTGCAGCGCCCGAGGCCCCGATTGAAGAGGTGGTGGCGGCTATCGACAAGCTTTTGAAGTGGGCGGCCATCTCCAACGGCCTGAGTGCGGCCAGCCTGAGCACGGACCCCACCAGCGAAAGCGGCGTCTCCAAGATCGTGGGCAACCGGGAACTTGAGGAAATGCGCCGCGACGACGTGGGCCTTTTCCGGGGGTATGAGAAGCGGCTTTTCGGCCTGATCCGCGCCGTCTGGAATCATCACAACCAGGGGCAGAAGATTTCCGAGGCCGCCGCATTGCGCGTGGATTTTGCGGACCCCAAGCCCGAGACATCCGAGAAGGACCAGGCCGCGACGTGGGAACTTCTCCTGGGCATGGGGCTTATCAGTCCTGTGGATGCCGCCATGGAGCGCAATCCGGACCTTGCCACCAGGGACGACGCCCTGGCCCACCTCCTGCGGGTGCGGGATGAGACGGCGGCCCTGACGGAAAACCGAGTTTAACCCGCCTGCGAGGGCGTAAATCATCGAAGGAGAGATCACCATGGACCAGGACCAGAACCAGAACACCAACCCGGACCAGAGCACCAGCGGGAACGGACCCGAAAAAAACGAAAAGACGGTGCCCTATGCGCGATTCCAGGCGGTGAACGATGCCAAAAAGCAGGCCGAAGAGACCTTGACCGGCCTTGTTGCGGAACTCCTGGAGGACATCCCGGAGGACATGCGCGACGTGGTGCCGGACCTTCCCCCGGCCCAGAAGATCAAATGGCTTCGTGCGGCCCAGAAAAAGGGCCTTTTTACCGCCAAGCAGGAACCGACCGGCCCGGACAGCAAGCGGCCCGGCGGAAAACCCGCCACGGACTTCAACGGCATGAGCGCCCAAGAGAAAATGGCGCACGGCTACGGCCAAACCAAGTAACGAGGTAACAGACCATGGCTTTGACCCTTATCGAAGCGGCCAAACTGGCCCAGACCCCCTTGCAGGCGGGAGTGATCGAAACCATCGCCAAGAACAGCGGCGTGCTTGAGCGTCTGCCGTTCCTGCCGGTTTCCAGCAACGCCTACACCTACAACCGGGAGCAGACCTTGCCGGGCGTGGCCTTTCGCGCCGTGGGCGAGAACTACACGGAATCCACGGGCGTCATCAATCCCGTGACGGAACGCCTGTCCATCCTGGGGGGCGTTTCCGATTACGACCGCGCCCTGGTGAAGACTCAGGGCAACGTGAACAACCTGCGGGCCGTGCATGACGCCATGAAGGCCAAGAGCGAGGCCCTGAAGTTCACCGCCACCTTCTTCAACGGCGATTCCGAGGCCAACCCGAAGGCTTTCGACGGCCTGAAAAAGCGCCTGACCGGCAACCAGGTCATCAACCAGGGGAGCACCAGCGGCGGCGACGTTCTGACCCTGGCGAAGCTTGACGAATTGATCGACGCCGTGGCGGGTGGCCCGGATGCGATCTTTTTGAACAAGCGGATGCGCCGGAAGGTTTCGGACCTGGTTCGCGCCGCCGGGCAGTCCACGGAAGTGGTTTCCGACGCCTTTGGCCGCCAGTTGACCGCTTATGCCGGGATTCCCCTGGTGGCCATCGAAGCTGACGAAACCGAAACCGACATCCTGGGCTTCACCGAGGACAACCCCGGGGGCGGCACGGCCGCTTCCACGTCCATGTACGCCTGCCGCTTCGGCGCGGGTGAATACGTCTCCGGCCTGGAGTGCGGGGGCGTGGATGTGATCGACATGGGCCTTTACTCCGGCGGGACCGCCCTGCGGACCCTGATCGAGTGGATCACCGGAATGGCCGTGTTCCATCCCAAGGCCGCCGCCCGCCTGCGGGGCATCAAGAACGCTTAACCAGATGGGGGCCGGGAAACCGGCCCTTACGAGGGACATATCATGTACGACTATTCCTTTTCCATGAAAGACGCCGGGCTTGTGGCCGCTTCCGCCGCCGCGACCGTGGGCGGTTCCGAAAAGATTGCCAACGTCGGCGCGGGCCGCGTGGGCGGCCGTCTGGTCATCGATGTGACCGCCATCGAAGTGGACGCCGACGAGCTTTATAGCATCGCCCTTCAGGGTTCGGATGTGGCCGACTTCTCGACCGGGGATGAAAAGATCGAGGAGCTTGCCGTCATCAACCTGGGGGCAAATGAGGTCATCGGCGGCAACCAGGATAGCGCCATCGGCCGATACGAAGTGCCGTTCTCGAACGTCAAGCTGGGCACGGCTTATCCCTATCTGCGGGTCTACACGACCGTGGCCGGGACCGTCGCCACCGGGATCAACTTCACCGCCCGGCTTGAACCGTAGTTGACACGCTTTCCGGTTTTCATGGCCCGCCGGAAAGCTATTATACACCTGATGGTATGGCCTTGAACCAAGGTGTGCTTCCCTCCGGGAGCGAAAAGGCCGACCCGGACCCGCCGGAGTCCGTAAATACCCGCCAGGGTTCCGGCAAAATTTCAAACGAGGTGTAATCATGCCGACCGTGACCAAGGGAACGAACAGCTACGTCACCGAAGCCGAGGCCACGGCCTACTTTGCCGACCGCCTCCACGCCGACGCCTGGACCGAAGCAACCGAGGGCAACCGGCAAAAGGCCCTTCTCATGGCCTGTAAGCTCCTGGACGGGCATATATTGTGGACCGGCTACAAGACCGACGACGCCCAGGCCCTTGCATGGCCCCGGATCGGCGTGACCGGCGTGGCCCTGGATGCGGTCCCGGCAAGCGTCGGCATCGCCCAGATGGAGCTTGCCTTGATCCTGCTCAAGACGGACGTGACGGCCCTGCCCGATACGGCCGGCATCAAGTCCCTGGAGGTGGCCGGGGCGGTCAAGCTGGACATGAACCCGGCCGACAGGGTGAAGGTTATTCCGGATCAGGTCTTTTCCCTGGTGTGCGGCTACG